GCAAAAGAAGATAACAAAACAGCGTTCAACACTGATCCTACTATTCGTGTTTTGGTTTCTTCTGACGCAGGTGGTTATGGAGTCGATCTTCCAGCGGCTAACTTACTCATTAACTATGATCTGCCTTGGAGCAGTGGTTCTGCGACTCAACGAAACGGAAGAATAAAACGAGCCAGTTCTACTTGGCCGTCAATTGTTATCCAAGACATCATCGTTAACGGATCTATTGAGGATAGACAGTACGAGCTACTTCAACAAAAAAATGCTGTGGCAAGTGCGGTCATTGACGGCGAAGGTATTGATGAGCAGGGTGGAATTCCTATGACTGTAGGCAGTCTTAAGCAGTTCTTAGCCTACGCCACCGTATAAACTATTCGGATGCCTAACGCACCTAAGACCCCTACGAGGACGATCCGCGTCCCTGACGACCTTTGGCTTGCCGTGCAAAAGAAAGCTGCCCGCCAGAAGGTGACCGTAACCAGCGTGATTATCGCCGCGCTAGAGAAGTACTTGACAGAGGTAGACCCTTTAGATTAATTTGAACCCACCTAACAAGGGGGTCAAAATGATTTTAGAAGATCTAAGAACAAGTCTTAGACAGTATCTATCATTAAAAGGTGAAGTAGAGCTACTCACCAATCGCATCAATACATTAAAGTCTCGTTTAACTGAGCATGTTGAAACCAATGGTCAAACAGATGACAGAGGGCACATAGTCCTATCTGTTGAAGACCCAATTAAGGGCGAAGTTACTTTAACAAAACAACGCCGTGTTTCTAAAAATCTTGATATCACTGTTGCCGAAAAGCTTCTTGAAGAGCGTGGCATTAAAGAGCAGTGCATCAGAATGATTCCAACATTGGACGACTCTGCGATCATGGCTGCTTTCTATGAGGGCAAGCTTTCTGAGGCAGACATTGATTCTATGTTCCCAGAGAAAATTACTTACGCCTTCCTCGTTAAAGAAGCATGAGCGAAGACTTCATTGAAAATAGTTTTGCTGATCTGGATGATTATTATCCAGGCAGTAAGCGCAAGCGTAAAGCGCCTGTGCAAAAAGATCCGGAAGTAACAGTTGATAAAAACTGGGATGCAAAGCCTTACAAAAAAACTTTGCCTAACGGGACTGATATCGAGATGTTTACTATCGGAGCTTTAGCCTCAGCTGTTGGACGACCCGTAATAACAATCCGCACGTGGATCAAGGAAGGGCATATTCCTGCCTCGCCTTATCGGTTGTCTGACACCATTGACAAGTATGGGACTAAACGCCCAGGTCGAAGGATGTGGTCTAGAGCAATGATTGAAACCTTTGTAGAGATGCTGGATAAGGCTGGACTCCTTACGGTAACCCGTATAGAATGGTCCGAACACCGGCAACTCAGCAAAGAGTTAGCCGAGGCGTGGACTAACATCCGCGCAACCGAAACCAAATAGAAAGAATACTAATGGCAATCAATAGAGAAGAAACACCTATCGTTACTGAGAATGATGATTTTTCAGTACAAAATGCTACAGAAATCGCAGGTCGTCCATCAAACGCTATTTCATCAAGTGGATGGGATACCCCAGCCGCTGGCGGTGGAAATTACCCAGTTGATTTCAAATTCATTGACGGTCAATTCCAGATCGTTAAGTTCATTGATCCGAGCGCAACACCATTTGCTTCTTACAAAGAGCATTGGCTTACTCAGAAAACTTCTGGAAAGCGTTCATACATCTCCCTAGGATCTAATGATCCATTATGCGTAAAGCTTGGAAGCGTTCCTCGCCATATTCGTGCATTTACTATTGCCAACCTCAGCGCCCAAGGTGGACCTCAGCGTCAGGTATTAAAGGCAACTCCGCGTTTGTATAAAACTCTTTATGCAGCGCACCACAATCAACAATTCGGCCCGTTAAATAGAAGTTACTGGGCTCTTAGTAGAACTGGTGAGATGGCTGCTATTACCTATCAGGTAAACCCAGTCAAAGAGAGAGATCTACAAGAGGACTGGGGCATTGATCTTGCTGCCGTCACCCCTATCGTTAACGAAATGCAACCGTACGATAGTTCTATTTTTAAAGCGCCAACTTGGGATGAGCTAGAGGCAATCGCTAACGCTTTGTCCTAAACAGTGAGATGTTGAAGGGCTAGTTGTAGGTGACCCCCTAGACTAGCCCTTCAGCCTATTGGGAGACTATTTGTGACTTTTATAATTACGACTAAAGATCAGTTAGACGAAATGATTTCGTACTACCTACAGCAAGATGCTTTTGCATTTGATGTTGAAACTGTAGGTGATCGAAGGGAAGTACCTGCTGTCAATGAAGTCCTTTGGTTATCGTTTGCGACTTATGGCAGGTGCGATGTCATACCACTTGGTCATCCTAACGGTGAGTTTATTGGTGAAACCTATCCGCTTACCGGTCAAGGGGAAAAGCGTGTACTTGAAGGATTACCAGCTCGTGAGTCAGATTATTCGCGGGATAAGAAAAAAGCTGTTAAAGAGTTTGGCAAAGCCCCTGCACAGTTATACCCGAGTGAAGTATTCAAAGCACTCCAGCCTTTATTCTTCAACGATAAAGCATTAAAGATTGGGCACAATTTAGGTTTTGATCTTAGTTCTGTTGCAAAGTATTACGGCGGTGAGGTTCCTTGTAAGCCTTACTTTGATACCTTGATGGCTTCCTTCTTATACAACAGTAATCAAAATCGTGGTCGTCTTGGTCTTGATGATTGTTTGCAAAGAGAACTTGGTTACAGCATGGAGAAGGGCATTGGTCATAAAGTAGAGGACTACAGTTTTAGTGAGGTTGCTAAGTACTCATACCTAGATGCTAAATACACTTTCCTCCTCTGGCAGAACCTTGTTCCTAAATTAAAAGAAGCAAATGTTAACGAGGTAATGAACTTAGAAATGGATGTGTTACGCGTCCTTTGTGAGATGAAGCTGACTGGGGCATCTATTGACACAGATCAGTTACAGGTTTTATACGACAAGATCAGCGTAGAGGTAGAAGAAGTAAAGAAAGAGATCTATAGGATCGGCGGAGTTTTTAACATCAATTCAAATGCTGAAAAACAATACATCTTGTACGGCCCAAAGGAAGAGGGCTGTCGAGGATTGAAGCCAAAGCTTTTGACAGGCAAAGGTAAAGATAAAGAAGGCGAAAAGACTTACAAAGATTATTCAGTATCAGCTGAGGCTTTAGAGGACTTTAGAGAGACTGACGAGCTAGTAAAGGTACTACTTGAGTACTCAGATCTAAACAAGTTATTGAGCACCTATGTTGTCCCTTACTTAGGCGGCGAGGTTGTAAAGACGACAAATGGTAAGTCAAAGGTTGAGCACAGAGACAGCCTGTTAGTTAATGGAAAGATCTATGCAGACTTTATTCCTTGGGGGGCTGAGACAGGTAGATTTTCTAGTAAGAATCCAAACTTGCAGAATGTTCCTGCGCCTAACACAGATCATGGTCGCGCCATTAGAAACTTATTTTATGCACCAGAGGGTTACAAGTTAGTGGTAGCAGACTACTCACAGATTGAACCACGCATCATTGCTTCCATGTCAGAAGACCCCATCATGATCAAGAACTACCTTGACGGCAGTGACATCTATACCACTGTAGGTAATGAGATGGGTGTGGATCGCAAAGCAGGTAAGGTGCTGGTTCTATCTATTGCCTACGGCGTTGGCCCAGACAAGATTGCTCGTCAGATTGGTTGCTCTATACAGGAGGCTAGGGATCTTCTTACAAATTTCTCTGATCGATTCCCTTCTGTTGGCAACTATAAGCAGTTGGTGATTGGAGTAGCCAAGAAGCTTGGTTATGTTAGTACCCTTTACAAGAGGCGTCGCTACCTACCAGACATTCGTTCTAACAATATAGCGCTACGAGCCTCAGCTGAAAGACAGGCGTTCAATACCCGCATTCAGGGTTCCGCTGCGGATATTATAAAATTAGCTATGGTTAGGGCATACGAAAGACTGCCAAAGGAATCCAAGCTCATACTTACCGTTCACGACGAATTAGTTACCCTAGCTCCAGACCATTTGGTTGAAGAGACTAAGGAAGCGATCCGTGATGCCATGGAAAATATAAATGTTTTGAAGGTCCCACTGTTGGCCGACATGGCTGTTGTGACACGGTGGGGTGAGGCTAAGTGAGATGGTTTCGTAAGCTCTTTGGAAAAGATAATGACTTTGTAACAGTTAGCAAAGATGTTCCCCTAACAACTTTAATGCGGTGGTACATATACGACACCGGCATGGGGCATGAGAATGAGATTGCCGAACTGATTGGTTTAACTCCAGTAAGCGAAGAGGGAAATAAAAAGGAAAGACAGGACAGCGAGTTACGCCTCGAACAAGTTTTAGATCTAATGCCGTACCTTGATTTTATATCAGATGTAGCCGCGGACGCGGTGTCCAGTATGCAGTTAAAAGAGATGCAAAAAGCTGGGGTGATCTCAGAAACCGCTGATCTTGAAGACGATATGATAACCATGCAGTCCGTTTACAAAGCCATTGCGGTATCAAGCCTAGTAGGGGGCTTCTCCATAGCGTTGCAATTAGGGCTAGTTACCAATAATGCGATAGCATCGGACATAGCGATAAAGAAGTTGGAGGATGAAGATGGCTTCTGATTGGTGGTCAAAGAAACTAGGTAATCCCACACCACAGGTACCTGCTCAACAAGTTCCATTGGTACAACCACAACCAACCTTTCAACAACCTGTTCAATCACACTACCCACCATCACAACAGATTCAAATGTCACCTCGTTGTCCTGGTTGCGGAAGTTCAAACTACGGCGGTACAGCGGAGTCAAGAGCTAGATGCTATGACTGCGGTTACCCAATTCAACAGAGTGGATCCGGCGTTGGTGCCGGCATAGTAGGTGGTCAACAATCACAGGGTCCAACTCAAGCTGCTAAACAAGTACAATCTGGCGGATTTAATCCACAAACGATCATAGGACACATTTAATGACTACTCTTACTGGCGATTTGGCAAAAGTTTTTGCCGCAATAAATAAAAAAATGGGCGATGACACTATTGTTTTAGGTTCAGAAATTACAGAATCAGGTAAACGACTTACAAGCGGATCCGTTGCTGTTGATGTTGCACTTGGTGGTGGCTGGCCAGCTAATCAATGGCACGAAATTATTGGTGAGGCAAGCAACGGAAAGACTGCTATAGCCTTGAAGACGATTGCGGCTAATCAAGCCAGAGATCCTGAGTTCACCACGGTGTGGGTAGCGGCAGAAGAGTGGGTGCCAGAGTATGCTCAGATATGTGGGGTTGATCCTTCACGAGTCTATGTAGTTTCTACAAACATTATGGAAGAGGCATATGAGGCAGTTGTTCAAATCGCTCAGTCAAAGGCTGTGGATTGTATTGTCATTGACAGTCTTCCCGCCCTCGTCCCTACGACGGAAAATGCGGCGGAGATGGAGACAGCTACAGTGGGACGTGGGGCGCTACTTACTAATAAATTCTTTCGTAAGGTCGGTAAAGCCAGCAAGAGAAGTCTTACAAAACCAGAAAGACCATTCATTGGTTTAATGATTAACCAATGGCGATCAAAGATTGGAGTAATGTATGGAGACCCACGAACAACACCAGGCGGATTGGGAAAAGACTATGCCTTCTTCACCCGTATCGAGGTACGAAGAGACGATTGGATTGAATCTGGCACTGGGCAGGAAAAGCGCCGAGTAGGGCAAACCATCAAGGTAAGAGTATTGAAGAATAAGTCCGCCCCTCCTTCACAGGTAGCTTTGGTTGACTTTTATTTTGCCGAAGGCGGAGAACTCCCAGCTGGATCCTTTGACTTTGCCAAAGAGATCTTGGCTATTGGCATGCTTAACAAGGTCATCAAACGAGCTGGTGCCTACTACAGGTATGCGGATCGTCAGTGGCAGGGTTCTGATGCTATGCTTAGCTCCATACGCGAGGAGATAGATTTGCGCGAGACCTTAGAACGGGATGTGCTGGACTCGATTAAAGCCGGGTCAAAGCATGTAAATGAAGAGTAAGGGTCAACGCGAGTCAAAGAAGCACGAGGTACGACTATCAAAAAAGATAGGTGGACAGCGCAACGCTGGAAGCGGATCTTTTTGGAGTCGTAAGGGCGATGTCAGATCTAAGGACTTGTTAATAGAACACAAGTGGACTGGCAAAGCCTCCTTCACCGTTAAAGCGACGGTTTTGGAAAAGATTGTTAAGGAAGCAATCCTTGACGGTCGGACTCCGGTCCTCGGCTTCAGTCTCAATAATGAGAATTATGTAATGCTAACTGAAGATGATTTTCTGGAACTTCGCCAGACTCTTCAGGAGCACACTTGTACGAAGACACAGGAAGCGTAGAATC